CAATCCAATATCTATATGAATCATCATAATACTTATGTGCAACAATTTCTGGTGTATCACCTTCTTGTATGTCATATGTATAATATAACAAAGGACTTTTTAACACTTCTGGTATAATATTGGCACGAGCCATAAGATTCGTTAGAATTATGGCACTGCCATTATAATTTGAAGTTATTATTTTAGGTAATGTTTTAAAATATTGCATTTTAGTAACCCAAATCGATTTTTTCTCTATCAACGAGCACAATTTCTTGGAAACTTAAATCCATAGTTGTTTGTACAGGCTGTCCGTCTTTATGAAATGCTGTTCCAACAGGTGAATAATTTACTTCAATACCAATAAGTACAGCATCAGTTAATTTGTTGATATTTGTATTTTCTGAACCATCTTTTAAGAAAGTTAAATTAAAAATACCAGGTGGTGTATAGAAGAATCCCCCGGATCCATCTACAATTGTTGGTGCTGCATATCTTCTGAATAGTTTAATTATCTGTCTTACTTTGTTGGCTTCTTGTGCAGACCTTGGTGTGAAGGTAAACGACATATTAAATGGTCTAAAATGTATACCCTGAAACATGACTTGTGCTTGTGGGTTAAAAGCATATCCTAATTTATTTAAGACCAATTTTCCTAATTGATTATCAGCAATACTATGTATTTTTCCTGCAACTTGACCTACTCCAGGTACACTTTCAACTGCACCCATTAAAGAAATTTCACCATATTCAACATTATAAGAAAAATTTAAAGTGTCAGGAATATATAACAATACAGATGTTTGTAAAGTTTTGTGTGTTTTTAAAAATTCTTGAGTATTGCTTACAGCAATTCCAGCAATTTCACCAAGGTTTTTAACCGCTTTGTCTAAAAAAGCACCAGGATTTGCAAATGCTGTTTTCGAAGCAGCAGCTAATTCACTAGCTTTATCTGTTAATCCGGCTGCAGTAACACTTTGTGCACCAGCAACAACCGCAGTACCAAATTTAACAAAAGATTGACCCAACGCTTCAAGTGAAACTGTATCAACATTATACATATCAAATTTAATTGCATGACCTTTACCAGAAGAATTTAAATCTGCTGGATATTGCATCTCTTGATAATTGTATTTTGATTTGAATAAACTACCCAATGGACCTGAAGCCAAAGATTCAAAATAACCAGGTGATTTATAAGAATCACTCTGCCTATCTGATTCATTTACATATTCTACGGATGTTGCACTTGGGTTTATAGATGCGCCCATTATTTTTCTTCCAAAAAAGTTATATATACTATTTATGGCGTATTCTGGAACATTTAGACCTACCAATCCTCACAAATATGTTGGGGACCACACAAATATCATATACCGCTCTTCATGGGAATGTAGAGTGATGAATTGGCTCGACAAAAATCCAAACATTTTATCGTGGGCTTCAGAAGAGGTTATCATTCCTTACAGGTCTCCAGTAGACGGTAAGGTACACAGATACTTTCCAGATTTTGTTGTTAAATCCCGTGGCAGAGATGGTTCTTTGAAAACAATGATGCTTGAGGTCAAACCGAAGAAACAGACCATGGAACCAGAAAAAAAGAAACGTGTCACCAAACAATACATCAATGAAGTGGTCACATGGGGTGTCAATCAAGCCAAATGGAAGGCAGCAACCGAATACTGCCTTGACCGTGGTTGGCAGTTTATGTTAATCACAGAAGACCACCTTGGTCTCTAACTAAATAGTCCATGACTATAAAACCATCAATACTAACTACATTATCTGAGCAAAAAGCCGAACTCAACTATCAAACTAATAGTCGAGAGTCTTACAAATGGCTTATGCAGAAGATTGTTACTCTAAGAAATCCAACAGCAATGTCTGTTCCGATGACTAAAGAAACACACCGTTATGTAAGACCAAGTGACCGACAAAAGTTTTTGATGGGTGGTTTATACTTTTTTGTGTATGACCCTAAAGGTAAGGCAGAGTTGCCATATTATGACAGATTTCCTCTGGTTATACCACTTAAAAGAACACCTGATGGTTTTATAGGTCTCAACCTACATTATTTGCCACTTAGATATCGTATCAATTTCTTGAAAAAATTGTTACCATTTGCTATCTATAATGATGAGGATGAGATTAAGAGACTCCGAGTGACGTATCCGATGTTGGATGCGTCATCCAAACTGAAAGAATTCAGGCCTTGTATCAAACAGTACCTGTATCCACATATCAAATCCAGGATTCTTTCCGTAGAGCATAACGAATGGGATATTGCCACATTCTTACCAATACACCAATTTAAGAAAGCCAAAGTACAAGATGTTTGGCAAGATTCAGTAAACGAAATAAGGAATTCATAAATGGCCGGATCAATTAGTGCCTTTAAATCCAGTTTTACAACCGACTTAGCAAGACCTAGTAGGTTTGATGTTATTATTCCTGTGCCTTTTATTTTAATTGGTTCTCCAATAGTTGACAGTAGAAATCTAACATATCGTTGTGAAAACGCACAATTGCCTGGTAGAACTACGGCTACGGCCGACCAAAAGACATATGGTCCAATTGAAAAGTTTCCATATCTGGCTACATATAACGATATTGATATCTCATTCTATGTAGATGATGATATGAAACAAAAATACTTGTTTGATGCTTGGTTTGATTATATTAATCCATATTTAAACAATAATTATTCTTACAAAGATGAATATGCAACAACATTGACTATTAACCAATATAATGTGTCAAACCAAAAAACATATTCAGTTGATTTATATGAAGCATTCCCTATAGCTGTAAATCAAATGGATTTGGATTGGGGTAACACAGATGGACTACATAAGATATCTGTTACATTTGCTTACACATACTGGAAAAACGATACGTTATTCAGTAGTTTTTAATTATTAGAAGGAGTTATTATGGCTTTACCAAAAATTGATACACCAACGTATGAATTGACTTTACCATTATCAAAGAAAAAAATAACGTTCCGACCATTCTTGGTCAAAGAACAAAAAAATCTTATGATGGCTATGGAAGATGACAACAAAGAAACGATTGAGAGAAACATTAAACAAGTTCTCACAAATTGTACTTTGACACAAGATATCAATATCGAAGATTTACCTGTCACCGATATAGAATATTATTTCATTAACCTACGAGCAAGGTCTGTAGGTGAAATTGTTGATAACAAATACGTTTGTACCAATGACGTTGGAGACAAACAATGTGGTAACAAAATGGAAGTAAAAATCAATTTGTTGGACATTGAAGTTAACATCAATGCTGATTCATCTAATGAAATTCGGATAAACGATAAGATTGTATTGAATATGAAGTATCCTAAATTCTCAATTATTGAAAAGTTATCCAAAAAAGATTCAGCGGTTGAAGTGGCCTTTGATATTATGATTGATTCTATTGAAAGCATCTATGATGGTGAACAGTATTACTATGGTTACGAAACACCAAAAGAAGAAATGATGCAATTCTTAGAATCTTTGAATCAAGAACAATTCTCTAAACTCGAATCATTTTTTGAAAATCTACCAAAAATTAGAAAGAAAGTTGATATGAAGTGTTCTAAGTGTGGATTTGACCATACTATGGATTTGGAGGGACTCGAAAATTTTTTCGGGTAATATTTTGTTATGATAATTTGAAAAACTACTATAGGACGAATTTCTCACTTATGCAACACCACAAATACTCTTTGACTGAATTAGAAAGTATGTTGCCATGGGAGAGAGACATTTATGTTAATTTATTAGTGCAATACATTGAAGAAGAAAATGAAAAGATAAAACAAAAACAAGCATCAATGAAACGATAAATGGAAAAACAAAAATTTAACCAGTTGTTATCTGCAGGTGATATAGGAACGATCCTTGAGAACGGCGGCAGAGATTTGTCCGAAAGGCAAATGAGTGCAGTTCAACGATTGGCTAAAGAACAATCTAAAGAAAAACTCCAGCAAAAACAACAACAAGTTGCCTCACAACCAGGTAATAATGAGTTTAATATTATTCCATTGATAGCTGAAAATTTAAAGAAAGCATTTTCTTCACAAACAATGTCTAAAGCGGTAGGCAATAATAAACCAACCAATAAACAACAAGAACAAACTTCTGCACCACAAACTGATAAAAAAGGAGACAAAAAGGATCCAAAATACAGTAATGTGCCTGCAGGAAAAGTAGAGCGACTTAAAATAAATGAATCTGAAGCCGACATTTTAGCCAACATGTATAATTTTATGGTTCAATCTCATAAAAGAGATATTGAAAGAATGAAGAAAAGAGAAAAAATACAAAAAGAATCTGAAGAAGTAAAAACTAAAAAAGACAAAGGATTTCAAACTTTTCTGGCCGAAAGAGACAAAAAAGAGAAAGTGAAAAAAACAAAAAGTAAAGGTTTTGGTATCGGTTCTTTACTTAAAGGCGGTTTAACAGCTGGTCTTGCCGTTGGTGGTATTTTAGCTATGGAAAAAGCATTTGCTAAAATGGCTGAAATCGACTTTGGTGATTTTATTCCAAATATAGATAATTTATTTAAAAAGGAAAAGATTGAAAAAACTTCAGGTTCCGCTAAAGAAATTGCCGAAAAATACTATGGCAAAACAATCACAGATGAGGAGTGGGGTTTAATATTAAAAACAGTTGGTGCTGAAGCTGATTCAAACACAATTGGCATTGCAAAAACAACTGCAACTATATTGAATCGTGCCAAAAAAGGTGGTACTTTTGGTGAAGGTATCAAAGGAGTTATCGAAAAAGAAGGACAATTTCAAGCTGCAAGTGGAACATTTAATAAAAAAACAGGTAAATGGTCTGGACCAAGTGACTTGTTTAAAACGGGTCCATCAGGAAAAAGGTTACAAAATATAGAAGAAAGTATTTCAAATATACTTCCTGAAGTACCTAAAGAACAACTCTATTTCACCGCTTCAGATTTAAAAGCATATGGCGTTGGAACAAATCCAGAATTCATGAAAAGTCCAATTTTCAAAAAAGGTGAAGTGGTTGGTGGACAAATATACAATACTCCTGTGACTGAAGCAGAACGTGATGTATCACAAATGATGAAACCTAAACCTGTCGCTAATGCTGAACCAAAATTCAATCGTCAAACTAAAGAAGTTGAATATCCAAAACCACCAATAGATTCAACTAAAGAGAATGATGTAATGCGTGAAAAAAGAAGTTCTACAAATGTTGGTTTAATCACAGAAACACTTGCAGTTAACAATATTGTTGTTGTAGAGAAAGAAATATTTGTAGAAAAGAAAGCACCTATTGATGATACATCATTGATGCTTAAAATGATAAGAGGCCAAACCACATTGGGTTAAAAAATGGATTATACACGTTCCGCACTAATAAGAAGTAAAAGTATATCGGAGTTAATGTTCGAACAGGACAGAACTTTCCGTGAAGCTGTATCAGATAAATTCAAAGCAAGAGCAATGGGTTTTAAACAAAAATTCACTCCTCTTAATATCATTAGGATGTTAACCGGCTCTGGTGGTATAGGAAGATCCATTAGAACAGTTGCAGGTCGTGCAATGGGTTATTCTGAAAGAGATATTGAATACTTTGGCGGTTACAAAAGAAAACGTTCTATCTATGGTCCAGATAGAAGTAAAGTACCTGCTGGTTCAAGAAGTCCAGCTAAAATGAATGATAGTACCGCTGATATCTTGGCCAAAATCTATAATCTAATGCGAAAGATTGATGCCGATAATACCAGAAGATATGAAAGAGAACAAGAGTTCGCAGAAGAAAATAAATTAGAAGAAGAAAATAGACAAAATAAGTTTCTATCATTTTTCAAAAGAAAGAGTAAGAAAACAAATCAAACAACATCTGAAACTCCAGAAGAAAAGCCAGAAGAAGATAAATCTGGTGGAATTATGAATAAAATATTTGGTAGTATATTCGGTGTATTTGGGAAAATATTTAAAGCATTTGCCGCTCTTGGTGGTTTATTCGGCCTGATAACTTCATTAATTGGTATGGCTAAAGGTATTCTGGCTACCGCAGTTGAACTTACTATGCATATGTTGGCACCATTACTTGAGGGTATATTCAAAGGAATTGTTAAATTTTTATTCAATGTTCTACCCAGATTTGCAAGCACGATACTGGATGTTGTTAGTAAAACTGGTGATGTATTAGCAGATTTAATAGACAGTATAAGTGGAATAGATCCAGTTCAAAAATCAAAAATGATGCGTATGGCTTCAAAAATTGGACTGGCAAGTGTGATGGGTGGAGTTTTTGATGATAACTTGGATATGAAATACAACCAATTATATGTTGGTAAAAAAGCAAGTGATTTATATAAACAAGCTGAAGAAGAAAAACTGTCTGTTGATTACAAATATCCAGAACAAATTTTTGGAAAAAATAATGACAATCCTCTTTTTAAATATAGAAAAAGAGAACTAGATAAAATCGATGAAAAAAAGGCTTTAGCGGACCAACTTGCTAGTGATTATAGGTTAAATTTGATACCCAATTTAGAAAGTATGGGGTATGAATTAAAATCATATGATAAAAATGGTATTCCTATTTTTAAGAATGATAAAGGTGAAAGTCCAACGAATGGACAATTGATAGCTGCAGCTGCAATCGAAAAAGATGATATGGATTTAAATAATTTTATTCCAAAAAACTTTCTAGAAAAATTGGATCCAAGAAATTCAGAAACATTTCATAAACTTCAAGATGAGTTACATGACCTTGGAATGAAAGCGTTTGTAATGTCTAAGAAGATGACAGAGATACCAAACCTCGATGAATTAAATCCTGCTGAACAAATAAAATCTGGCCTTAATACTATTCAGAAAAAGGTAACCAAAGCCAAAACGGCAAATGAACAAAGAATTTCAATAGATGAGGTTTCTATACGTGATCCTTTGTTACAAGGTCCAAATGGTCCTATAAGATGGGTATACGAAAATAGGAAATAAAAAACCCCGCCGAAGCGGGGTCTGCACTTGCATGGGATTTTTTAATCTTCAGCCAACTTCGAGAAGTAAGCTAAATCTTCATCAGTCTCATCTTCTGAGATATCTTCTACAACTGCCTTCTTAGGTGCAGCCTTCAAAGTTTCCACAGTAGTCTTAGGTACATCAGTAGCACCCAACACTTTATCAAGACGAGCC